GAAAGATGAAGGTTGCTATCAATGAACATAAAATTCATTTAATAAAGCAGGTAGAACGTGGCCCCAGAAAGGGTGCTTCTGATTTTGTTCCTGTCAGGTTAAGATTTAGATCTAAAGATGAAAGGGCTACTAGTATTGGTACCATGGAAGGAATGAACTCTCTTGATGTACGTTCTAATTTACAGGGAGATCATGATGGAGACAGGGGAAGAGGTACTCATGATTTCTCACGTGTTGATGGTAAGGAATTAAAGTGGGGATTCTTGAAGAATTCATTTAAACTATCAAGCAATAATGAAGAATATAATATACTTGAACCTGGTGTGAGAAAAGCTAATCTTTGGGGTACTGGATTTGATGCTAAGGGTGATCTAATGCATGCAGGAAGTAGGGTTACAGATAATATACATAATTTAAAGGCTGATATATTAGCAGATCAAAGAGCTGTTGGTAAGGTTATTGGTATGCAGTCTGCCATTGAGTGGGCAAGTTTAGGTGGTCTTTCAATAGGAAATCAGAATATAAATACTAAACTAGGATATGATGTTGATAACTTGGTTGCTAATGGAGATTTATTTAGAAGACTAGAGAAAGGTAATCAAAGTATAGTTGATTTTATTAAAAATTTAGATCCAACAATGAGGGAAAAACCATATGACTATATGCTTCTTGCCGAGAAGGAACCTGAATTGATGACAAAATTGATGGACTTTGATCCCGGCAGTATACAAGCTGATATCTTATATCAAGTAATGGATGTAATGCGTAGACCTTCTTCAATATTTAATAATCAATTTAGTGAGATGGGTGGGAAGCAAGCTACTGCATATGATATACATTCACATTATGTTCGCATGAGAAAGTTTTTTAATGATCCTAATAGTTATATATTTAGAGCTTTGGTTAGGAAATTTCAGAATGCTGATGTTGATATGACTGCTAAATTAAATGAACTCATACCATTATTTTTTAAGACAACAGATAATAAGGAACCTATGGCACGTGACGTTATAGGTCTTAAAAGGTTAGTATTAGAGGGTAAGGCTACGCCTACCAATAATGTAATTAAGTTTACAGAAAAAAATCTTGATAAATTAATGAAGCTAAGTAATGCAGGACGTGTGATGGATGGAGTGGTGCAGAATTCTATGTTTAGAACTGAAGAAATGGATTTGGCATGGTCTCATCATAAAGATATTAGTGACATGAAAATTAAATCTGAAACTTTTCTTGATCAATTAAGCCTTATGAAAGTGATTGGTATCTCTCATGAGGAAATGATAATTCATCATGAAAAAATATTTGATGTGGCTAAGAATCAATATCTAAGGATGGATGAAAATGCAGCTTTACTATATGATCTCATCCTGCAAGAAGAAGGTTTCCTTGCTAGCAAGCTAGAGTATCAATTAGGATTTAAGAATGGAAATACTTCTGTGATATCAGGGATAGTTAATCGTATGGATAATGCTGTAGCTGCAAGAAATATAATTGAATCCATTAGAGGTCAGGAAACTCTTAAAATTATTAGGGGAGAAAAGGGTGAGGATGGCTCTTATGCAGCTCAAAATAAATACACTGTTAATAAAAAGAAAGCTGGCTTTATAAATAATCCTACAGATAAACCTCAGACTTTATATAAAATTGTTGGTAATTTATATAGTAAGGATGGTACTCCTAATTGGGATGCAGTTAAATATGTGGAAACAATACGTGCTAATGGTAGATCTTCTAAGAAGCGAAGTGGTAAATTTCTTGTGTTAAAGAATCCTATTGTTGGACATAGAGCTTCTCGTGAGTCAACTTTAGAAGGATATACATGGCATTATGTACACAATAGTACTCCAATGTTTGCAAGTAAAAAAGCTTTTGATAGATATGATGCAGATTCTCAGGAGGTAGCACAAAGGTTAGTAGGTGTTTGGAGTAGGGCTCTTAATAGATGGAGAAAAAACAGAGCTGACTTTGGCCCTTTTAGTAAAGCATCTAATGAAAATACTTTACTTTTGGAAAATTATTTTAAAAAGTCTTACTCTCAGGAAGGAGAACCAAAAGTATTAGAGCAATATCAGTTGGGAGATTTTGGAGAAGACAAGGCATTTATATATTATAAAGCAAAGATGCTCTTGCGTTCCAATGTAGTTCCAAGACATTTTGTTAAAGGTGATACAGAACTACCATTTATGGCTTTAAATAATAGAATCTTTAAAGAAGTTTTTACTTGGCTTAATAACAATGGACATATGGATGTAGCTTCTGAAATAGCTGGTGAATATAATAGAATAAAGAATTATTTTGCAGGCTATAGTAATGATCTGACTTTTGATTTAAGACCCAGCCCATTATATCAAACAAAATATAATTTAGATCCAGTGAAGGCTAACAATGTTTTACGATCTGTACTTGATGGCGTTATTACTCCAGACATGGAAATTAAACTACAAGGTATGGGGATAGGTACTTATCGTGGTGAGGTTACTAAAGTTAAGGAGGGTGAGTATCAAATCAGGGAAGTAAGAAATATGTTCAGCAATTGGAAGGAAAATAGAATAGATAAGAGGAAAACGTGTAAAGGTGGGCTTTAATCAAATGAAAAATAACGAAAATTCTATACCACATATATCAACTTTTGATTTTGGTTTAAGAAAGTGGCCCTACCCAGCGTATAAAGTTTTGAAACCTCTTGTACCTTATGTAAGATCAGTATGGGGTCATATAAGGCCCGTAAAGGGGTCTAGAAGGCCGTTTCTTTCTTTTCTGGACACTAAGTACCACTTTAACAATAAAGGAGCTTTAAATGAATAGTTGCTTCTATGGTGAGCGTAATAAGGATTTTGAAGACATAGTAAAGCATTGGAATAGTAAGGCTATTATCAGGAAACATTTAGGTGAGATAGGTGGCAATAAAGCTGAGGATCTGCATGCTGAAACTTATTTAAATGATGTAGCAGAGCATTTGTTCCGTCTTCCATTTAATAGTGATTTTAAGTTCTCTCAAGGTATGGTTAATCGGATGAAACGTGAGATTGACAATATAGAGGGTAATTATAAGAGTGGGAAGATAGGGGTATTTAGGAAATATTTCTATGTACCTGATGCTATTGCCAATAAATCTCCAGTTACAAGAATGTTTTATGAAAATGTAAATATGGCCATTAATTATGAACGTAATAATATGGATCAATATCTTTCATATTCAAAATCTATCTCTAAACATATAAGAAATGCTCTTATTTCAGAAACAGGCATGTCTAAGAAAGAAGTTAAAAAATATCAGACTAGAATGCAGGAGCTTGAAACTAAAATTCTTAGTGCAGGTACTGAAGATAATACAAGTGAGTATTACAGAGAATATACTAATTTATTTAATCAAAATGGTGGAAAGGTTATTGAAGATTACATAAAGCTCATGGAGATGGACAAGAATACTTACTCTGCTGAAAGTGGTAAGTATTCTAGAGATACTCGTCTTGCTGTAGAGGAATCTAGGGAATTGCTTGATCGTATGGGTAAAGTTATGCTAAATGGGTTGGAAAGGATGGAAAATGTAGTCAAAATGACTTACGATTCTCCTATTTTACCTAAAAATGCTCGTAATTATATAAAGCGTATCAAGGAAGCACGTGAACGTATTAAAGTTGGGATGGATAGAGGTGGTTATTTACCACATTATGTATTAGATAGTGTAGTTGAAATGAATTATAGAATGCGTGGTCTGATGGAAGCTAAGGATGTAAATTCTAAGAATAAAGCTGTAGAAACTTTAATTGGACGTATAGAAACCATGATTCCAGATCAGGCTAAGGGAAGAAATGAAAATATTAATAATATATGGGCAAAGAACCCATTCTTCATCCTAACACAGTATTCTAAAGATGTAATTGCCTTTAATAAGATAAACTTTATTCAAGAACAGTATATTCCTGCTATGAGACGTATGCAGAAGGAAGATGTAGACATAGAATTTGTTAGGGATATGCGTCATTTTATTGACGATACATTTCAGATAGCTACTAAAGGATTAATGGAGAGACCTGATTGGGTTAATGCTACTGTTAGAGGATTGATGGCTGTAGAAACATTAAAATCTATGGGATTATCTGTTACTGGTGCTATACGTAACGGTGCAAGTGCAGCCTACTTCTTTACACAAAATGGGGTTTTAAGTGCTGCTAGGGCGGTAGGTAAATATCATTCTCATTATGAGGGAACACTCTCAGAAATAGAGAAAGAACAGGGTTTTAAGTTTAAGGAAGCTGGTAGAGAATTGGTAGCAGAGGGTCTTATCCCTTCTGAAGGTGTAAATGTATCAGATATTAAGTATGATCCAATTAGAAATACAGTTTCATATAGAGATAAGGGTGTGTTAAAGAAATTGGATCCAAGAATTGATTGGGCTGTTGGTAAATCCTTAATGTTCCACAGATTTACTGAGAATGCTACACGTCAGTGGATGTTTCGTATAGCATGGGTGGAAGCTTATGAGACGCTTAATGGTCATAGCGTAGTAGATGCTGCTAAATTTAAAGATCCAGGTAGTGCTAATAAGAAAGCAATAGAGCGTATGGCTACTAAATTTGCTATTAAGGCTGTAAATACTTTTGCATTTGAGTATGCAGCACATGCTAAAGCACGAGCTATAGGAGGAACCGCTCCACGTTCAACGGAACTTTCTGCTGATGGTAAGCCAAAAATGCAAGCAAAAGATTATAATACAGCATTAGGTGAATTAGCATTTCAATTTATGCATTATCCCATGTCTTTTTTAAACTTACAATCTAAGATTGTTAAAGGTTCTTATGATGCATTATTGTCTGGTCAATATGATGCTCCAGAACTTAAACAAGCATTGAGATTTGCTGGTATTTATACAGCTGTACAAGCTTTATCATTAACTACAAATCTAGATCTTACTAATACACTAGAAAATGATACCGTAGAACGTTTACAGGATCTTGCAGAATATTTTACTGGAGATGATGAAAAACTTGAAAGAAAGCGTGGAATGGTTAATGATTTTTCTGGCCCAATAGTAGGTGATATGCTATATGCGTTAAATATGTTTCAGCTTTACAAGATGCCAGATAATGAATGGGCTAAAATGTTAACTGGATATATAAATTACTATGGCAAAGGTGATGTTCCTGATTGGGTAAATCCAAAGAAAAAGATTGATACTGAAGAAAAGCGTAATATGTGGAATAGGATGAATGTAGAGCTTGCAAGGTGGCGGACAAAGAATATACCTGCACTTAGAGATGGTAGAGGTATAGACATAATACGTCATGAACTTGGTTGGTATCCACGATCAGAAATTAAAGAAGGTCGTAAAACTATTAATAAATATTCTAAGAAATATTTTGGAGTTAAACCATTTAAGAAGAAAAAGAAAGATAATGTTGATGATAATTTGAGAAGATTGATACTTGAACTTCAGAATAGATAAGGGCCCGATTCAAGATCGAGCCCTTATTCCAGTTTGCAATTTAAAGAATATTTCACCATCTCCAATATTTAACCCGATTCTAAATCCATAATTCAATATATCTATTGTTATATGTAGTAACATAAATGTTACTAATAATGAGTATGTTTTTACTGGCTCAATATACATCATACTTATTCCAGCTAAACAATGGTCACCGAATTTAAACATAGTGTGCATTATCTATCCTCCGGCATTGAACAAATGAATCTTTCTTCTAACCAGTCATCAAATCTCATAATAATAAGGGTCTCACCTCTATCCTGCTTACATACTACAGCATCTACATGTTCAGTTGGTACTAGAAATGATGCTAATTTCTTCCTACATTTAGCTTGAATTTTAAAGTCTTCACCTAACAGGACATCAACTTCTTCATGCATACCGAGAGCAGCTCCATTACTCCCCCATGCACGCTTACATTTATTGAATCCTGAACTCAGAACTGTATTAACTATTTCTCTCTCAAATCGGTTGCCCTTGGCTTTGCTTGGACTTGGCATCTTTATTGATCTCCTTTTTTAATTTGGTTGTGAATCGCTCCATTGCAGTTTTAGCTTCTCTAGATATCTCAGCAAATCTAGTTTGCAATGGCTCTCTTTTTATGGATGGCATTTCTTTATTATATAATTTAATTTCCAATTCTTCTATTTTATCAAGTAAAGCATTATTATCTTTAGTTAATTTATTTATCATTTCAACAGCGTTTTCAAAATTAAATCTTAAATAATTTCCTAAATCACCTTCTCTTTCCATTATAAACCCATTCTACCTGTTACTACTTTAAGTTTATTAGCAATATCAGATACAGAAAGCTCTACTTCATTAAGTCTTTCAGACAATTTAGCTAATTCTTCACCTATAAAATCAACATCAGACTTCTTAACTTTTTCAGGGTATGGTGTTTCAACTTTCATATTTGGTAATTTTACTTTATGTCCTGCATACTTTTCTTTTACTGCTGTTTTCTTAGCCATTCTTTAGTCCTTTCATCTATTACTTTATCTAGTTTATTTTTCTTACCGTGTTCTTTTACGGCACACTTTTTGCAAATCCTTTGCTCTTCATAAGGATGCTCAGGTGGGATAGCAAAGTTTCCCCAAATATAAGAATCCTGTATTTTTGTGGTGCGGCACATAAAACACGTGAATAAAGATTTAGGTAACTTTGCATTTATTCCATACATAATAGTTGGTGCTAATTGGTTAGAGGAAAGCACCAGAACCTACTTCAATGTAAACGTTAGCCCCTCATCCCGCTATCAGGATGGTAACCGTGTGTGTTTATAGTCTGACACAACTCTCGTCAGAGTACATTTTACATGCCCAGCATTTTTATGAGGCAACAATTGCCCTACCTCATTCATCGGTGCGTTTACAATTTAAATACATTGATCTCCTATACATTCATAATCAGGAAGTTTTTTTTTACTCTTCAGCTTTGCTTGAATCTCAATTAACTGACCTGCTAAATATACAGAACAATCAAGTGCTTCTTCAAGAGCTTCTTGAATAAAGTCTCTACCATCAGATGCAATATTCTGTTTACCGTATCGTTCTTCACCCTTAACCAGGCGTTTTCTTATTAGCTTTACTATTTGATTATTCATCCTTTTTTCTCCTTGTTAAAATTGGTAAATAAGAACGAAGTATCTCCTCAAGAACACGAACTTTTCTTTTCAGTTCTACATTCTCGAGGAGAACACGTTTAAACATATCTTGCAGTGCTTTTAAGCGACCGCCTGACATAGACCATCTACTATTGTAGAGTTTTGTCCATAACTAGCAACAGTAGGTTTCTTTTTGTGCCAAAGAAGATCTGTGGCAGCATTAAGTAATGTCCAACCATTATGAGGAACATGGTTATTTGGATCAGTATAACGATCCACTATATTACCCCACAATTGAATTGGAACATCCTTCAAATGATTATGTCTAAGTCTACCTAATTCTTCTGTAGTAACATTTAAGTTACTAAGAGATCTGAGATTTCTAAGAAATTCATCTAAATTATGAGATCCATTGCTTAAATTATTAATATTAGTTACTACTTCTGTCAAGCTATCTTCCCAGTTTTCATTAGATGGTTGATGTTTAAATCTATAAGTATTGAAATGATCTTTACTCATCATTCCATTGGTACATATGAGGCGATAAAGCATCATAGCAAAGCCAAATGCTTTAGAACCGTCATATGAGTTCCAAAATTGCATCCCTAAGGCCACATCGTCACCTTGGGCAACCTCACCTACCACATGATCAGATTTTAACGAATATGCGTAACTACGGCCGTTAAAGAATGTTTTATCATGTACAAACTGAAGTTTAGATTCTTCTGCTACTTGTTCTGCAGCTTTTCTTACACTATCATTATCTACTAAAAGATAACTATGTCCTACTACACCTGTTTCTTTCCATTCAGTATCTAGAGTACCTTTTCCAGATTCATGTTGCATTTGAACTGCATAAGCAGATGATGATATACCATTATAATCTAATGGTACTTTTCTTATTGGTAAATAAGGGTTCATTGGGGTTCTCCTTTTGTTTGTTGTTTTAATTTTGCTATGTCTTTCTCAAGTATATCAAGTACTTGAATTATTCCGTCTAACTGGTCTATAACTCTAGATCTGAAAGCATTTATTCCATCTTTCCAATCAGCTTCTTCCATCATTTTATCTCTCATTTGATCCTTTGTCTAAATATAGCTTTAGCTCCTTCTGAGTTAGTTCTGATAGTGGTAGTCTTACCGGTAAAATTGGCAATATGTTCTTTCTCAATCATCAACCACTCACGAACAGTGATATAAGTTCCTTTATACCAGGTTTCATCATTAGGATTTAGCCATTTTGTGATCTGTATCATTTTATTTCAGTCCCATTTACAAGTAGTTCTAAATTTAGAGTTTCTCTTTCTCTATTGGCTGTACATACAACCTTTAAAGATTTGATAAGATTTTTATCATCTTTATATGGTGTGAGAGAGAGCACTTTATTAGCATTATAACCAATTCTAAATGATCCTTTAGCTGAAGTTATATCCATACCTTCATGGAATGCTTGCTTAGTTATTTCAGATACTGCAAATACTACTACATTATTCTGAATTGCAACTTCCATAAGAGCCTGAGATACTTCTTCAACCTTCATATTATTGTCATGTTTCTGAGATTTAAATAAACCCATGTGATCTACAACAACTATCTCAGGTTTATATGGTAACATCATGATACGTTTATTCAATTCATGAGAATAACAACTATTATAATCGATAGTAAGCCAATCGAAATTCTGAGAAATTCCATTAGCATACTGTTTATAATGAGCTTTAAGTTCATCTTCATCCCAACCTTTTTCCATCATAACGAATCTCATCCACATTTGACGTGGTGACATTTCCATTTCAATGAAATATGTTGGACGTTTAAGTTTATGTATCCAACTCTGTAAGAGCATGGTTTTCATAGACTTAGGTGGTGCTTGTAAAACTACTACTTCACCTGGATATATAGGAAAATCTTGACCATATAATTTACCTATATTTATTGGATCTAGATCTCTTGTAAAAAAATCAACAAGTTCTTTTTCCATAGCTTTAGCATCCATCATGTGTTGAGACTTCTTAGCTTTATAAAGCCTACATGTAGATTGACAATGATTATCCATATGAACATCAGTACAGCCATAATTATAGCCATTACCTTTATGTCCTTCATAACAATCAGTTACTATCTTATCCATTTCTTTCTTACTAAATGAATGCATAGCAGTATCTAAATCAACACGTTTTCTCCAATCTTCCATAACAAGCCTAACTACATGTTCCGGATATCTCCATCTTAAAAATCCTGCTACACGTAAAGCTATCTGATGTCTTGATCCTTGACCAGCACCAGACATCATGGTTTGAATACACGGATACCATACAGGATCTGGAGTTCTACCAAGAGTAACAGTTTCAAAAGTTTTATCACTTGCAACAGTTTTACGTTTCAATACATCAAACACAGGTTCACATTCTAATGTTTGCCATTGATAAGTGGAGCGTTTATTCTTTGCTAATTCTTGTATTACAATTATTGAACTATGTAATTCTTTCTGTAAAAGAGGAATTTTCCATAGATTTGATTTCTGATTAAGAGTATTAACTACTCTTATAAGTCTAGTTTTATCAGATACAGATACATCTGCATATTCATAAATACCTTTAGCCATCATTTCATCTTTTACCATTAGGTGCAGATTAGGTGCAGGTTTCCATCTAAAAGCAGATCCAGGTATACCTAAATGAAATCCAGTTCCAGAAAAGTAAATTTGATATGGAACACATAAATCATCTAGTACAATACTTAATCCGATAGTTTTCTGTCGAGCACTTTCTGGATTCTCACCATCTATATCAAGAATAAATTCATCAGGCATATAAAGCATTCCATCATATGATGCAAGAGTACCTTTCTGTTTAACATAATCAATTACATGATTATCATAATCCCATAGGGACATGAAAGTATCTTGTGCCATACCTGCCCATTTTTCAATATCGTGTACATCTCCAAAATGATGTCGATTTGCTAATCCAAATGCAAATTCTTTAATCATCTTTTTCTCCTAATTCTTCATCTAAGAATGGAATACTATTTAAAAAGTTTCTAAGACAAACTAATTGTTTTAAATCTAATTCTTCTGAAATAACTTTGGTTTCTTCTTTATCCCAAAGTTCAAATAATTTAATATCTACATGACGATTTTTATCGTTTTTACCAAGCCACACATTAAAATTTAGATTTTTTATAGCGTTAGCTTGCCCTTTTATGTTCTCACCAACATCCCATTCATATTTAATTACGTTAAGACTCATTATTGTTTACCATCTATATGAGCAGCATTTATTCTTTCTTTACGTTTTTCACTAATTAACTGTCTATACTCAGGTGATACAGCTACAGCACATTGAGCTTCTTCAAATACTTCTCTTTTTAATGATCCACGACAAGATTTTATCTTATCAACAACAATAGAAGCAGCTTGTTGAGTGGGATTTCTTCGTTGTTTATTAGATAAAGCAGCTAATATAGCATACTCTTCTTCTGTTAATTTTATTGTTAAAGTTTTCATTCTTTCTCCTTTATTAAATCTTCAATATCTGGAATATTATCAAATTCTTCAAATGATAGAGGATGTTTTGTATATGGATTTTCTTTTTCTTCTCGTATTCTCCTATACATATTGAAACGAGTAGCTTGTGCCATTTCTCTACTTCTTGACGAACCATCCCTACAAATACCATGAAGTTTTCTAGATTTTCTACTACTTATTTTAGATTTATCTTTTTTATTTAGACTTCTATTTATATTAAATGGGATATTTTTAGACATCTTTCTCTTTTAATCTTTCATAAAGTTTCCACATTATATCAGCAAAGATAAATTGATTTTTCTTACATTCCCGCATATCACCCATCTGAGTTTTATACCATAATCTAACTATATCATCAAGATTCATTATCTTCTCCTAGAAATTCTTTAGATTTACTAACTAATAATTTTTCAGTTTCAGATAAATGACTATTCATATATCCAACCCAAGCTTTAATTATTTCAGTAGCAACTTCTAATTTGACACATATTTTAGCAAATTCTTCTTCTTTATCTTTTAATTTATTTAAAGCTTTCCATAATTCATTAGCTGATTCTTCAGACATTTTTCGCATATATTCTCCTGGAGGGGAAAAGGCCACATCTTTAATAATGTAGCCTTTTCCCAGGGTTTATTTAGAAGGGTAATTCTGCATCACTAGTTGTAGTAGTTTTTGCTGTAGTATGATGATTAGTATGATCTACTTTATCACCTTTTACTCTAACAAAATTCTTCTCTGCAGAAGCTTTAAGTCTTGCAACTTGATCAGTTGTCCATGTTACATGTTCAGTTACTTGCTCAACAGGAGCTACAGTATCAAAAGGACGACTATATTCATTACCATCATCAGCTTTCTTTTTATAAAAGAAAACATTGATTCGAGTACCAACTAGATTTTCAGCTTCATCATCATATTGAATTACTGGATTCTTACCTGTAGGATCATTAAGAACATCAATAATACCAGCACACGCATAACGAAATAGATTAGCAATTTTAAACTCTATATTAGTTTCTCTATTCTTAGCTTCGTAAATGCGAAGATCCATATTATCATATCCTTCAAAATGAAGATTTACATATCTCTTCACTTTACCATCAGGACCTGTCCATGTATCATAGGCAGCAGAACTAATAACGAGTTCATGCCAACCTGCATCATATAAGCCAGTACTTGTATTTTGTACCATTGTTTTTACAGCCATTTTGGTTCTCCTTATACTGTAGTTGTTGTTGGAATATCAGTACCACCACCATTAACACTTGCAACTACTTTAGGTGTTTTTGTTTTAGTGGTCTTTACTGTTGTGGGATTTAATGTGCGAAGTGAATATGTTTTGCCAGTACCAGGTGATCCTATTACTAAGATTTTAGCACCATCATATCCACGTTTATTAGCAGCATTAATTACAACTTGATAATCTTGAGGAATTTCATTGTCAAGTAATTGAGTTCTATCTTTTGCATGATCATACATTGAAGTATGATTTGTACGCCATACATATGTATTATCACCATTTGGTTTATTAACTGTAGCAGCATATAATACAAAATCAAACCATTTACTAACATCTTCTTTAGTAGAGCCATCAATATAAGGCAATACTTTATTTCCACCAGTATCCATAGTTTGAATTTTGCTATGACAATTACATATAAGAATGCCTGGAAGAGCAGTTAGATATTCAAGTAGACCATCTAATTTATTCTTCAACTTTCCCCAAGATGATATTTTCATTGTACCACCATCATCTCTAGTGAGATTTCTTTGATATTTCTTAGATAATTCTGAAAAAGTATCAATAACTAAAGCATCTATTGGGAATGTAGGATCTGCAAGAGTTCTTACTATGCGATGTTCTTGTATTTCACGATTTCCAATTAATACAGAATGATCATCTTCGGTCTTATCATAAAGTTGAGTTATTACTGTACTGAAGTCTTCAAAAGATCCAGGTGATAACACTGGTAAGCCAAAAGATTTTTGTATATCTCCTCTATTACCAAGCGTCTTACTTCCATTTTCGAGATCGAATAATAATATATTCATTTGGGGTTTCTCCTTGTTATTTAGGGTTATTTATTTTTCAGATATTTACGTTTAATAAGGACTAACATTCTATTCTTTATTATGTTTATAAATTTCTGTGGTCTTGAATCATTTAATGCACGAAGATATAGCTCTAAATAGGATTTTATTACGATATCTTCTAAAACTGACTCACTTTCCATAGGTAAAAATACTGTGACGGGGAACACATTTACAAGTATTATTTTGACTTTTCTTCAGTTATTTTAAGAGTTAAATCAGCAGCATTACGTAAAAGTTCATTAGCCATAAGAATTTCCTTGACATGTTCTTTATTTTCAGCACCAACTTTGATTGGATAAGAAATTATAACATCATACATCTTTATTTCGCTCATTAAACATATCTCCATACACGGACACCCCGAGTCTTACCGATTACTTCATATTTAGTAATAAAACCTCTATCTGCTAAAATAGCATCTTTCTTCTTACCAGTAGCTCTTAAATCTCTACGCCAATCTTTAGACCATCTTTTTACAGCTTCGACAGTTCTATTTTCTACAGAAAATGATTGTCCAACTTTCATAGTTTCAAAGAAAGTTTTAGCTTTAGCTTTATATATTGCCAAAGGGCCTCTACAACCCACTACAGGCATTTCTACTTTAGAAGTTAATTCACCAACTATTTGTGTACTTTTACTCATTTTTTCAATCTCCTTATGTATTTTTCATTAATCATTGATTTAATAATGGGTGTAACTCCTCCGGTATTTGGATTAGCAAGTTTCCGAAGGAGTTTATTAGCCCATTCAAGTTCTTCTTTGTTACTTTTGAACTTACGCATTATGTCATTTTGACAGGAGGAATATAGTTATCACTACTTGATATAGCATTCCATGTTCGACCAGTTTGAACTAATCCATCACCGTCACGCCAAGATAAGGCAGCTTTTACAGTAGCTTCTTCTATATGGGAATTACCCCATCCTCTAGTACCTTCAACATTAGCTACACCTTCAAAATGACTTTCTCCTGTAGAAGGATTAATCATTTCAAGATATAAACCCCATTCATGACGTTCTTGCCCAGATGCTAAATCAGGAATCTTTACATTAATTAACCTGTAAAATCTTCCATCTATAGTATCTTCATCTTCAACTTTAGTTTCTAATGTTCCAAGAACTTTCTCTAAACCATAGAAATTTAAAATATCAGTACGATATTCTACATTACGATGTTTAAATACATCATCCATAGGAAGTAAAGCATAGTTACCTTTAGCTGCATGGTATCTAACTAAAGCTTCAGTATTATTCTTATTAGCTATACGATTAGCTTTACGAGCTTTGCTATCAGTTTCTTTAGCTTTTCTATAACTTAGAGCAGATTGATGAGTTGGTTTATTGACAAGTTTACCAGTTAATAAGTTTAACTTCATTCCTATCCATGGAGTAAATTCTGTCTTATCACATAATTTCATAAGAAATGCTGATCTGCAAAATCTTATTTTCCAATGCCGTTTCCAATTTTTATTCATTACTCCTTGACGCATTAACTGTTTGACAACATAACCACAATTATTATGTTTATACCAATAATGACAACCATTACTGATCATTTTTAAAACATAATCTTTTATAACAGCTATATGTTGACCATTAGAAGTTCCATGATCATAAACATTATAAATTTGATGAAAATCTACAACATTCTTATTTCTTTTGGTAGCTATATAAATGGTATATCTATCACCAGTTTCACCTTTAAAATATACATTTTCACGTATTTTACCATGTTCAATAAGCCATTCAACTTGTTTATTTTGAAGATATTTGGCTCTATAAGCTTCCATCTGTTCTCTTTGACTAGTCAGCGACATATCTTGTCCTCCCAGCTATATGATCAAACTCTTGAACTATACGTACAAGATATTTACCAGGTGGTACATCAATTGGATCATGCTCTTCATGAGTAAGAGTTACAGTTTCTTCACGCACTTCAAATCCTTGAGGTGTATCTTCACCAACTGTACGAAATCTATTCATATGAAGTGTAACTTCAGCTTTATCTAACATATCTTTCATACGAATTTGATGTATATGACCAGTAGCTTCACCAAGTGCTAATACAGGATTATTATGAGATTGAGTATTATAATGATGAATGCTTGCTTCGTTTGTAGCACCATCCATATTCTTTTTAAATGTTTCATCATCTACCTGAAACATTACTACATCACCTTGCTGATATTTCTTATAAGTTATTACTTTTTTTTCTTTGTCTGACATGATTTACCCTTTCTTATTATTTTGATTGTTGGTTTATTTTCTTTTTCAAGAAGTTCTTCTTTACGACATTGCATCCAAAATTCATAATCAGCAGAACCATCATATAATTCTGGATATTTTGCCATATCTTCTATTAATCTTTCTTTCATTTTACTCATTTTTTATGTAACTCCTGAAATTTGCTGTTTTCTTTATCTAATGGTATTATTACTTGGTTACCATCTTTAAAATTAAAATACCAATATAATGTATGATCATTAGATTTATTCCATACTTTTGTAGGATATAAAATGCCTTTACATGTTTTCCAAAAATTAGGATAACCCTGTTTTTCCATATACATGTAGAATTCTAATTTTAATATTTCTAATCTTTGTTTTTTTATATTAATAATTAATTGTTTCATTATCATCTCTGTTTTAGGTGTACATAATTTACTCATCTTTATCTCCAAATATTTCATCGGATATAGCTGTATCAGCATGTTCATGACATTTACTACACATATCACTATCAGGCCAACCAGGATATGTAAACTGAGCTCCACAACAATTACTTACTAAATCGTCATCAATAGGTCTCTGAGCTTCTGGGCTTTCAGGTTCATCTTCTTTAGCCATACATTCAGGACATAAAGTTTCCATTGTTGGTTTATCACATTCTACACAATGATTTGGCATTGGATTCATTGTACTTTCTAACATCTTTGTAAATACTTTCATTATTTTATCATTCATTTATTTCTCCTAAATTATTGAGGGGAGCGAATCGGTTAAGAGAACTACTCCCCTCAGCCTAATCATCTTTGCCTCGTACAGAGATGACCAATTAATCACAAGAATTATCACAATTCCATCTTGCTACATTATTAATACAAGCAAATCCATAGAAACCATAACCCGCAGGATGATACCCCGCTTTCTCTTGAAGTTTCATAGCACCATCCTCGGTTATGTTACCAACATACTTAAAGTATATGCTGCCTGGAAATGTGTAATCTTTCTTGTATAATAGCTTTCGTTCCATAATCTTCTCCTATATCTTCTTCTGCAATAATCTGTGCATATACATTTTCTAACTTTTCAGATACATGCATACTTTCTAATGTTGGTAAGTTCACTGTCTTTCTCCTTATGTTGGTTAAATAATTTGAGCAGGTAGCTATTAGGTAAGTGCGAATTACGCCATCAAGTTAACAAAGCGTACCTGCTCGGGTATAATACTAAGCAGTACGCCAAACACCTACTACTGTTGGATTTTTGCATGTTCCATGAATAGTTCTACAAGCTACAGTAAATTTCTTATTTCTTGTAGTTGTTCTTACATGCTTGGCAATTGCATAAGCTGCTGGTGCAAGAGATTTAGCTTTAAAAGCTGGAGTATCTCCATTAACTTCAAAGCTTTCTCCTACTTCTAATGTACTTATAAAGCCATACTTACTATAAGTATTTCCTCTTTCAGGACAAGGCAGCTCTACATTATTTCTTATCTTTATTTCCTTAGGAATCCCATGACCTAATATGAGATCTTTTTGACTTAGTAACATATTATTCTCCTTATGTTATTGTTGGTTGTTATTATTGAAAACATTATGTGTCTAGGCAGGATTTAACTATTACCTGCAAGGCTACCGCTTCTATAAGTATCACGCCCTTTCGTTAGATTGTCATCCTACACTCATATCCCCACATTAATGTTAGGGAAATACATTGTGCAAGGCTATCATAGCCCATTGAAAGTATATACTACCATGAAGCATGGATTAAAGTATATATAGCGATTGGAAAAGACTAGTTATGTCTATTTTTTACGGCTCCTACTTATCATACTGATTAGGCTTCACCCTACCATTTGGTAAATGGTGCGAGCACAACCTCTATTAAAATACTTGCGAGCGTCTTCATCCACTGCTTTACACAAGTTTCTAGATTTGCTAGACATGATAACGATCAATTACCATGCCTAACTCACACAAATTTAATTTTAATGACCTTGGTCTCCACCACCTTCGAGAAGACTTTCGGCTTGGTATTTTTCTATTTCCATATCAGTTGGATATGTACAAGATGTGATCCACTCCATAAATGTGCCCAATCCATCACCATCTTTATCACGAAACCAAGTTACTTTACCTGGACCATCACATACTCCACAATCATCTAATGTATTAGATCTACAATTATCATCTGGATCATCATTATTTCTAACCCATCCAAGATCATTGACATGTCTAGCTACAAATCTATCAGGGATTGTAGTTATTTCGGCCAAATTGGTGGTATACTGCTCACCTCTCCACCAGAACACATGTCCTTCCCCTTTTGCTTTATGTTGCACTTTAAACGCATCTGTGAAGGTCATATCATCAAGATTAATCTTAACAGTAGGCGGAACTTCAATTTGGTTTACATATTCACCACTAGATTCACTTGTAGCTTCAGCATCACCACAACATACAAGCATAAATATTATGGTTGACATCATTACTTTCTTCATTTGTTACTCCTTTTGTATTATTTGTTGGTAATTATATAAAACTAAAGAGTAGCTTTCAACACCGTTGATGTGTATACTAACTATCACTGCAGCTTGGCTTCATTATTAGATTAACACAACTCCAATTCAAACTACTCTCTAATTTTATCCATCCTCTTCCGAATTAATTGAATAAATATTGCACCCATCCATCTACATGCCTATCAACTGCTACTATAAATAAAGCAACAGCTACTGATATTACTATAGCTATGAATATTGCTACAATATATGCTATTGGTCGTTTTTCTTCATCGGTAAATAACCATTCATAACAATTATTTAGAAATGAACTTTTATGTTTATTCATAGTTATTTCTTCCTAAATCTATCAGTTAAACGTTCTAAAGCAGATCTATTCTTGGTCTTTATATTTTCTATAACTATTTCCTTTTGCATTTCTTCCGTTAAATCATCATTATCATCTAACTTATAAATACCGTTAACAAGAACAGGCTTTATCTTGCCATCTATTACTTCAATCTCACTACCATGAACATCATAAATCTTTTCATTCATTATAAATACTTTCAAATTGGGATCAATGTCATGTATTTCTTGACGCTTATGTTTATTTGATATACGTCTTGCACGAGATTGTTCAGTCCTCTTGACACGCATAGCTTTATTACGTCTTTTCTTTTCAATAGTCCTATCTTTAGAGCTTCTCATTATTATAATTCCTTTACATTTATGTTGGTTGAAATTTTACAGTGGGCACTCCACGCAAACGCCATGAAGCTCGTGTATTGGTGTCTAGAACAATAACACGCACTAACAGTGGGTCTCACTGCTCGCCCATACTCTGTCTACTTAAATAGCCACTCACCTGTATACGTTAGGAGTTTTGTGACGTTAGTTTACCTCGATTGTAGTGACTCGACTTCTGCTATTCTTTCGATTTGACATCTAGAATTCCTGCAATACTAATAAGATTAGCTTTAGAGCCAATATGTTATTAGCGTGAGCACGATAAATTATTGCTAGTCCCCTGATCAGAGTTCTCCGACTGTTCCGCCCAGCGAAATTAACCGCCTATTGGCTTATCCAGATCTAGAGTTGTTAAACTAGCAAATATAAATTATTAGATCAGGTCTGACTCTCACCAGACTGTACATTTAAAGGTAATTTAAACCCTGACAAATATAATTATCTGTCTATTTTGTAGCTGATCATATTGCTTCCCATAGTCAACGCTCCTACTACAATAGGATTGTTTCACCGGTTCAAGATACTTGTAGGTAACTTGACGCAAGCTCGTGCTAACTTGGCAATCCAGAGGTTAGACTTTAAATTATTACAGGGCCTCAATCACATATCTCTAGAGGTACGAACTTGGTGCAAGTCTTTATCCTGTCTTTGACTTATGTTGGTACATGTTTGGTATAAGTTGGTACTTATCTTATCTCCTCACGCTTGGATGTGCATGTGGTTGATAAAGGACAAATGAATGCCCCTTATACCATACTACCAAAGAATTTACCAGCTATTGTTCTGACCAGTAAAGATCCTACGGTTCAACGCTTTAATCTCTTGATTAAGATTAGCATTGAAGTCCATATCACCAGCTATACGAGATTGAACAGCTAGTTCCACCAGATCATCAGCATACAAACGCATCAATGTCTTACGTTCCTCTCTACTCTTACACTTTTTTCTGGTAGATTTATATTCGGCCTTAGTTTCTTCATATTCTAGCTTGGTATCACTAGCTAATACTGCATCATCATACTGACTGGTTACTTCATCTTCAACTACATCATTGGTTGTTTCATCTGACATTTCTGTCTCCTTTATTAATTAATAGTTCAAATATAACTAAAAATAATCAAATCAAAAATAACGTAATTGTGTTAACAAAAAACCCCCGATAAGGGGGGTACCTATGATGAAACCCCACACACTAAAATGCTATAATTTTTGAAAGTTCGGTATAAGTGTCGTATATTTACCAATGGAAAAGAGATTGAATCTACTGATTTTACTATGGGTTCTCGACAAGGTAATCATGATATTGATATTGCTACTTCTCAAATAATATAAAAGTATTTGCTTCGTTTTATTTATCGTTGTATATTAACACACCGGTAGTATCAAAGCTATCACCCATCTAGTACCCCTGTAAAGGTTCTGCTATGAAGGGTCAGACGTTGGGTTGGCACTCTATATAAGAGTTAAGCATTCCCCCGACAACCGGCAAAAATTGCTTAAATATAAACTGAAAGTATGGGAGATAATTACTGGCTTTTGGTGAAGTTTTAAGTTAAAGATCCAAAAAAAGAGCCCCTGCTCTCAGGGGTTAACTCTATCTAAGATGGAGGGTTGAGTATGAAGAAAGAGTACAAATTGTCAATTCTATATGATGATAAAGGTGATAAAGTTGATAGCCTTTCTGAAGTATTAGAAGAAGTTGATGATGGTAGTGTTTGGCTTGATACTGGTGAAGAGACAGTACAATTACCAGCAGAAATAGTTAAATACCTAGAATCAGACGGAATATTAGGAATAGCTTGATCAACCGAACCCCCTGGCGGGGTTCGGAGTCATCGAAAAAATGAGACATTATACAGTAAACAACATACAATATACAGTGTTTGAATCAGAGGATGAATTGCCATCTGATGTTAATCCAAAGAAGGATTGGCGTAAAGGTGGTATATTTGACTGGGTATTAGCCGATGATGGCTGCTACATTCAGATACTACGTAAAGGAACAATGAAGAAACCTAAAGGTGCTGTGCGTGAAGTTGCGTATATAGGTACCTGTACTGGTACATTCCTTGTTTCTCCCAAGACAAAGATGGATACTTCTAAACATGTTAACATATATTCATTAGGAGGGGACATTGAAAGAAATCAAAGATTGGACGACAGAGAGAATCTATCTACAAGGGAAGAATTATTTGTTAAATATTTGTCAGGTGGTATGGATCCACGTGAGTCTTATATTAAATCCTTTCCTACTAATAACCCACATTATGCCGGTATGCGTGCCGGTCAACTTATCAAAACTGCAAGAGTAAGGAGTGCTATGAAAGAAGAGTTAAAGCCCTATATGGAAGAATTAGGTCTAGATGAAAACTATGTACTTAGTAATATTAAGGAGGTAATCGACTCTTGCGACAAGGATGATACCAAGCTAAAGGCCTTGTTTAAGTTAGCAGATATTATGGATATGGAAGATAAGAATTCAACAAAGGTAACCACAGTAACTGGAGCATTATTTCAAGGATTTACTCCAGAGAAGCTGGAAGAGGTCGAAAGACCTAAGGAGTTAGGTGACGGAGAATGAGGTCTATCCTCATACAAGTATTAGCTCAAAGTGCCAAAGAATTAAAACTATGGAAATGGGTGGCAATAATAAGTATAGCTTTACATTTATTAAGGAGTTGTTAGATGGCAGATTTTAAAGGTGCAACTATAGATGATATCTATGAAGCTTTTGCATATGCAGAAACTGGTGGAGAGAAAGATCCATGGATAAGAACTAAATTTGCTCCAGAAGAAGGATCTGATGCCTATGGGCCAGTTCAGATGTTAAGTAGTTTCGTAGAGGGAGCCACAAAGCAGACAACAAAAGAAGGCAAGTCTATGATAGATTTTTCTAAAGATGAGTCGGCATTTATAGATAGATTTCAAAAACAAGGTGATAAGTTTTATGAATTTGGTAAGGAACCTACTAAGGAAGGATATGATCCTAGATATGAGTATGGTGGTTCTGGCGATCTCTCTAAAGAAGATAGAAAATTATACGAAAGTGTTGCTAAGAAAATTATGTCTTACGAATTAAAGAGGGTAGGAGGAATATATAACTTAAAACGATCTTGGAGGTTTGGGCCAAAAGGTGGTGAAGATCCAAGATATTTTAAAGATTTTGATAGAAAGTTAAAAAGTATAATAAATAAAAAGGATACTGCAGTTATGTTTCCAGATGAAACCTTAATGGAGAGCATGTTGTCATGAAGAAAACCCCAGCACAAAAGATTAGAGATTATTTCAAGCAGCCTAAGTGGGCGGCATTAACTAGAAAACAAGAGGAACGATATGGCAGAATACGATAATAAGGCATTTAATGCTATGAATAATGCAAGTCCGGATATGGATATTAGTGGTGGAGCAATGGATTATTCTGAATATGAGATGGATATGTCGCCTAAAGAGCAGAAAGCTTTTATAGAAAAGAATAAAGCTTTATTTAAAGGTTTGTATAATGCAGATCCTTTGGCAGATAAAGAAAGACTTCCATTTAAGGAATGGGCAAAAGCTCTAAATTCAGAGCGTATAAGGTTGCTTTCAGAAGATTACGAAGACACAAAAGCTCCTCGTAAAACTGAGGCTGTTCTTGCTAAAGATATAATGAAGCAGGCAGATAGGCATTGGGGTGGGAAGTATGGCTTTAATGCAATTAGAAATATGGTTTTAGGACCATAATGCCAAATTGGTCTAAACCAGATACATTAGTAAGAGCTGCTGCAAAGAAGGTTGGCCTTATAGATCTCCTTGGTGAAGATTTATATAGCATACTTGAGAGTGGTAAGGTTGAGAAGGATATGCCTTTTGGACTTACATCTAGACTTGATCTTCGTAGGCAGGATATAAACTTTCAGAAAAAGTTTGGTGAAGACCTTATGTTTAATTTTGATATAAATAAGAGATCTCCCTATGGCGGACATAAAGATCTTCTAAGATTAGGAATAACAAAGAAGTTTTAATGGCAAATATTAATACACATAATGTATCACAAGCAGAAGAAGAGCTTCAATTAGCATATAAGGACTTAATTGCTTTTGGGAAGCTTTTTCTTCCGGATGACTTTGAAAGGTCAGAGACACCCTTCTTTCATTATGAAGTGGCAGATGCCTTGCAGAATGAAGATCTTAGACAGCTCGCAGTTATTTTACCCAGGGGTCATGGAAAGACTGTTCTTACCAAGTGCAACATCCTGCACGACTTTTGTTTTACAAAGGAACCTTTGTTTTATGGATGGGTGGCTGCAAGCTCTAAGATCTCTGTGCCAAATTTAGATTATATTAAATATCATATTGAATTCAATGATAAAATACGTTATTACTTTGGAGATTTAAAAGGAAGGAAATGGACTGAAGATGATATCGAGCTTAAAAACGGTACTAAACTTATTTCTAAGAGTAATCTTTCTGGTATTCGTGGGGGTGCCAAACTTCATAAAAGGTATGATCTTATTGTCTTGGATGATTTTGAAGACGAGAACAACACTATTACTCCTGAAAGCAGGGCAAAGATTTCCAATCTTGTTACAGCTGTTGTCTTTCCTGCACTCGAACCAAAGACAGGACGACTCAGAATAAATGGTACACCTGTGCACTATGATAGCTTTATTCAAAAGATTTTAATAGGTCACGAACAATCTGCTAAGGAGGAGGGGGATTATTCTTGGCATGTAATAACGTATAAAGCCTTAATGGAAGATGGTAATACTTTATGGCCCTCATGGTTTGGTCATAAAGAGATGGAAAGAAAAAAGAAATTCTACGCTGATAGTGGTACTCCTGCAAAGTTCTATCAGGAATATATGATGGAGGTACAAAGTGAAGAAGATTCAATTTTTAATCGTGATCATATTAAGTATTGGGATGGCTCTTTTACTAAGGATGCTGATACTGAAGTTATGTTCGTCATCCCTGATGGAGATGACCCTAAGCCCTGTAATATTTTTGTAGGAGTGGATCCAGCTACAGATAGTGCTAGGAGAAATACTGATTTTAGTGTTATTATTGTGATAGCGGTCACAGCAGATAATAATATTTATGTTCTTGATTATATACGTAATAGAACCTTACCTGTACTTGGTGTTCCTGGAACCGACAATAAAGGAATAGTGGATTATATATTTGATTATGCTAAGTTTTATAAACCTACATTATTTACAATTGAAGATACAAGTATGTCAAAGCCTATATTCCAAGCTATACGTGCAGAGATGAGAAGACGTAATGAATTCATTATACCATTTAAGGAAGAGAAACCTGGTACTAGAATGAGCAAAAGAGATCGTATTCAAGAGATTCTTGCTCAAAGATTTGCAGTAGGACAGGTTCATATTAAGAAGACCCAATATGATCTGCACAGAGAGATTATGACTTTTGGGCCAAGAATGGCTCACGATGATACAATAGATGCTTTAGCTTATGCATGTAAATATGCACATCCACCAACTGGATTACAAGAATCTAGAGATGGTTGGTATAAGCAGAAACCTAAGGCCAGATCCTGGATAACAGCATGATTGGGACTATTATACTTGTTGCCTTCTTGCAAAATCCCGAATTTTCGGAATTACAGTTTCGGAATCCCGAATTTTCGGAATTACGAATTGAAGCAAGAAAGCGTAGTGGAAAAGGCCAAAGAGGTCGAAGAAGGGGTGGCAGTGGGTTGCGATAATGGCGGAGCATATTAAAAAGACACTCTCAAAATTGTTAGCTGAGTGGCTGAAGAAAGACTTTGATTACTTGATAGATGAACCCACACCTAGCGATATAGAAAAAGCTTTAGAAGAGTGTGAAGAATAAATTTGTAAATAAGGAAGCAATGACACAACAAGCAATAGAAAGGCTGGAATACTTGGAAAGTATGCCTTTAAATGGAAATAAAAAGAGATGACATGTTCCAAGCAGCACGTTGGTTAAACTTAATGGTGGGTATAATAAATATTTATTTATATACTCATGGTGGGGGTTACCATCTTCTAGGAATAGCTATGCTCAATGTAGGGGCGTGGGCTTTTACCCGGGGAGTTCATAAATGAATTGTGCTATGGAATATATTATTCGGATTAATATTAATAGGGACTGCTAGGTATGGCGATTATATTACCACAGAATGTCCGCAGGCGAGGTACAGCTGTCCAAAAATTTGTGACGTAGATCACATTCACTTACCAATAGAGGGATGTAAGAATGGCAAAACAAAACAAGAAAGTAGACCAGATTCGACAATTATACCATCTGGCAGACAGCTCCACAAGGAGACAG